GATTCGTGTAGAGATCGATCATTTGATCGAATTGCTCCTGGCTTAAACCTTGTTCCTTGGCCAGGCCTACAAAATCTTTCAGCATTGGATCATCTTCAGTAATGCCGCGGTCCTTCAGAGTGGTAATCTCATACTTACCATCCTTGGGGGCCTTATGCTTGCCAGCAGACATTTTGGCGCGTAACTCAGAGTACGCCTTGGCCAAACCTTCGACGTCCGGACCCTCTTCTTCGTCCCAAAAGTTCTCCGGGAAAAAGTCGGGACGAACGAAATCCAGCTCTTCGCCGTCATCGTCCTTTACCTGGGATTGGTCGTTTGGATCTACTTCCATGTGCGGCGCCGCAAGATCATCCATCTTTGCATCGGGCTTTGCCGCTGGTTTTACATTCAGTAGGCTACCTGAATCGTCCTTGTTGCTACTTGTTGCGTTGTTGCCGGCTTGATTATCGCTAGTATCAGCGGTCAAGTTGTCGGTATCGCTCATATTTAAGACCTCGCTCGTTTAATTCGCCTCTCTAATTCCCGGACAAGGGAGTTTTGTCCCTCGCGGGCAAACCCATGGGAAGGGTCCTCGCCCGGATACCAGGTTGGCTGTTCGATGGTTGTAGCTCTTAGCCATTCCAAGAGCTTTACGCCATCATCGGTAGAAAAGACGCGAGTGACCAGGAGATCAATCTCATTGTCCGACGCGCCCTTTTGCTTGATCTCCGGTGACCGGAGACCTTCCCATCCTTCTTCCATCATCTTTTAGACCTCTTGTGCTTGTGGTTGTTCTGCGCCGCCTTGTTGCGCGGCCTGGGCCATTTGTGCGGCCTGGGCCATCTGCGCCATAATTGCCTGGCGTTGTTCTTTCGAGTTAATCAAGTAACTTGGCACTCCCAGGCGATCGGCCAGGTAATCGGCCAGCTCTTCCTGGTTAATCGCAAGCTGGGCGCCTAGACCGACTTGGCCAGCCACCTGGACGAATTGCAATACGTCGTTGACTTCTTGCATATTCTGCGCCTGGGCGAGAGATCCGGTAGGCACTACCTTGACTTCGGAGCCGTCCACCTTCAATGGGAAATCGATAATCCCCATTTCGTCCATAACTTCCATTGTGCGACGCACAATCGGTTGCATCACTTCGGTAATCAAGCGGCCGTATGCTGGTCCAATGTTCTGCGATAGCTCTTTCATGCGCTCGGCGACTTCGGTTGCCGATCTTGCGCTCATGGTATCCGGCGGCAAGGTATCGTCCAATAGCATCTTTTTAATGGCATTGACCAAATCGTTGATAACGAGCTGGGATACGTTAAAGTCTCCGCCGGATCTCAATGGCCGCAAACTTTCTCCCTGGGGTCCGCCGTTGCGGGCCACCGGAATAATCGATCCAGGAGCAATTTTGACTGTTGCCGGATTCAGTACGCCATCATCTGCGGCCGTATATACGCCAGCCACGGAGATCGACGCGTTTTTCAAGAGCAATTCTTTGACCTTGTTGAGCGTCTTGATGTCGGGTAAGGCATTAACCAGGGGACCACGGCCATAAACCTCACCGGCCACCTTCATATAACGGCCTACTACCCAGGGCGAACTCTTCTTTAGCTCACGATAAACGATCTCATTCTTACCTTTAGGTTCTAAAACGTAGTAGCAAACTGCACCCGTTGAGTAGTTGTAGATCGTTGCCTCGATCAAATCGATTTCTTCTTCGGGTTTACGATCAATCTTGACCTGGAGATCTGCCGGGATCTTGGCATCTTTCCATTGTGTCGTAATCGCCTCGCCCTTGACGCGTAACTTACGGTACACGTTATCAACGGTACCATGCTGGCCCTCTTCGAATGAGACTAGGTATTGCGGCACCGCAGTAAAACGGATCGGCGTATCTTTATCGCCTGGCATGATGAGCATAACGCCAGTACCGACGGCCATATCCAGGAGCATCTCCGATATTGCCAGGTCAAAATTGGTTTGCCGCAAGACTTCAAAAAATTTATCGGAGTAAATATCCAGGGCGTCTGCTACTTGCTTACGTTTGTCGGCTGGAATCGACGATCCTGGAGTGAGTTGCATCCATTTACGGTAGGGCGGGAATAGGCCCGACTGGATCCGGTTCGCAAAACGCTGAGTAGAGTTGATCGCCGTCGAATCGAATACCCTGGCGCGCTTATGTTGACCAGGAGTTTTGCCCTCATACTGGCCGGAATACAGATTACGCTGGGGAAGTGCAAATTCGTAGCACTCTTCGTAGATTGAACGCCATAGATCCTTACGCGAATCCGCTAATTCGGCGCGCTTTAGTACGTGTGCAACCGGCATTTTCTTCATTTTTTCGATTCCTTCATTCGTTTATATCTCGCAGAAAGCGACGCCGCTTTCTTTTTTGCATCTGCCGTCGAACTCGCACCCCAGGCGCGTAACGATAAAAGTTTTCGCGTTGGCCTTCCCTTCTCATCGTAATCAGGTCCAGCATTACCAGCCATCCTGGCCAGGAATGACGCCTTGCGACGTAACTGTTCCGGACCGGCTGGCGCACCCTTAACTGGCGATTTCAAATTCGATCCTTCGGTGCGCTTATAAAATGCACGTCCGGCCGCATTGAGGCCACCTTTTGGGTTTTGGTACTTCTTCAACGGCATTACATATACTCTTTTTTGCGTTTCATCTTCTTGGCCATCTCGTCCTTATGCTCGACTTCAACGCGCCCCTTTACTTGGGCGGCATATCGACGGGCCGCGGCCATACCTGATTTCGTGTACGCAAACTCTTTTAGCTTATTACCTTTCTTGTCATAGACTTCAGGCATGATTAGCTCTCCATTGTGTTGGTGCCACCAGCTCCCAGGGATTCGGAAGTGATGCCTAGCATTGGGTTTTGACGCTCCTGGCTGAAAAGTAAACGCATCCCGCCGGTTTGACGCGCGCGTTTCGTAGCCTGAAGGCGTTTCTGTTGCGCTTGCTCTTGTGCCGCAAGGCGCTCTTCTTGTTTTTTCTGATTCTCAGCAATCGCTGGATCAGGAGTTGGTGCCGGCGGGGGTGCCGGAATAGATGGTGAACTAAACAATCCGCCCATAATTCTCTCCTATGAAGATAACGTACTTTGACCTTCACCAGCTCCACCGCCTAATGTGGTTCCGCTCATGCCTAAACCGGCTGAACGCTCCTGGCTAAACAATAAGCGAGTACCCATACGGCGACGGGCGCGGGTATTGGCCGCCATTTTTGTTTCATCGCTAGTTACTTTAACTGGTTCTGCCTTTTTTGGAGCTGGCGCCGGTTGTTGTCTTGGTGCTGGTGGTGGTGATGGTGGGTTAAACACTCCGCCCATGATTTAATCTCCTATACATAAAATGTGATTCACCGGTAGGGCCAAAGGCCATCATTTCCGATTCCTTTTCGAAGTATAAGAACTCTGCCCATTTTTGCGCGCGTACATTAGACGAACGCACGATGATTTGAATGCGTCGCAGTTGCATAGTGGTTTCAGCCCAGGAGAAAAATTGCCTGGCACAACGGCATAACGGTATCGTAACGGTACCAATATCACGATCGGGGATCATCCAGGCCTCGGCAAGTCCGGGCCAAATTGAAATAATCCCAAACGAAAGCATCGGTTTGCCGTAATAAAGAGCAGTAAACGACGGCCCGATATTGGTTTGGTACTTTAAACGTTCAAGCCAGTCAGGAATATTCGCCTTAGAATCGAGATCATGCTCGTTAAGATTCATCAAGGCCACGTGTCCGTAAAAAAAGGGGACAATCCTACCCCCTTCCGGTAGCCGGACATTCGATGTAAATCCACTTGTATCTATCATAACTCTAAAGGGTCCAATCCAAATTCGTCAGCAACGGCCTTACATCGTTTTTTGAAAAGTTGATCGTGATGGTTCCATCGCTCCCTGGCGTGCGCCCACCTACTCATGTGGATCGATTCATGGCATAGCACCCTTAACACGGTCATAAAATGGCCGCAAAGCATTCGCGATACTTGGATTGTATGTTCGTAGTCCCCGCCCTCGTCGTATTGGTAATACCCGTACGCATGGGGGTCATCGATCACCTCAAACTTGATTGCCTCAGGCAATGGCATTCTCCAGCGCGCAAACGGTTCGCAACAATAGATCGTTGCATATAGGTTGCGGAGTATAGCTGGCGTCAAATTCATAGCCCCTAAAGAATATCAAAATCAAAGTCCGCCGTGTATTGTTTCGCTTGCGTACCGTAATTGAGGCCACTCCTGGTCAAGCGTTTGTATTCTCCGCCCCCCAGCATCAAGTACGAAAACGCATCGCCGACGTGCGAATGCTGGTTTTTATTCGGCGCATCCCTAAATCGCTCTTCGCCTGGCACCCCTACTCGTTTAAAATGATAGCCACCAGCAAGCGCCTTCCGTAATTTTGGACACGTGCGCGCCACTCTCAGACCCGGTTTTCGATCGATCAGCCGTATCATGGGCGCGGCGCCAGCTTCACGACGTACTCCAAAGTCATTGGTTGGCGCGGGTTGGACCTTGGTAAAGCCCAGGGTCCGCAAGTGATCGAACGCCGTTGTCTCGAATATCGGATCGCGCGCCTGGCCGGCCGGGTCACCCGTCAAGATTACCTCGGCCTTCGGATACTTCATATTGAGTTGTTGCAGTAGCATCTGCCCAAAGCGTTGAAGGCCCATATCTTCCGTGACAATCTCTTCCAGGATGTTCCAGGCGCCGGACGGCAAGCGTTGTCCAATCACGGCCGCTGGCGTCAAACCAAAGTCGCATCCGATCAGCAACGGTAACTCCGGCACGTACGCGATTGTGTCGTCCACCATCGTCGAATCATCGTACTCCGCCCATACTGGTTTGCCTTCCTGGACATAAACATACTGCGCGCCGACGTAGCATCGGATCCAGTCCAGGTTCTTGCCGCCGAGTTGTTGCTCATAGTAGCCAGGCGGCAAGTTTTTAACGTTCTCGGCCTTCGGGTTTTCAAGCCAATG